GCGCGAGGGGGGATTAGGCGCCCAACTCTATGTTATGTGTCTGCGCCATCGCGGCATCAATCGCCTCGTCCAGTGACGGGCCGGTTCCAAGCTTTTCCCACTCCCGGTCATTCACAGGGCCGGTCACGCGGAACACCTCAAACTCCAGCCCTTCCTCTTCGTAGCGAACCCCATACTCGACATCCCGGTTCGCTTTCAGCCAGCGGTAATGTTCGGCGTCCTTACGCTGCTGCTCCATCGCGTCGGCCGCTTCAACATGGCCTTTCTTCTGGCCCAAGACGGCGCGAATCAAGTCGCGCATCAAGTCCGTTTGCCTGGCGCAGCAAGCCTCAAGCCCCTGCGGCGTGGCGCAGCCCATCCAAGACAGCGCCAGTCTCAGGCGCTCCACTTCGTCGCAAGTCAGTTCATCCATGTCGGTCCTCTCCCACATAACATTGCGGTCAACCAGACCGCCGAAAACTGTCCTTGGTGGTTCTCAGTCGCCTAGCGCGGCGGCTGGTTACCTCCAGCGTTATGTTTCACTTCCTGGCTACCCACCGCGCGAGGAGCGGTGTTATCCGGCAAAGGCTGCGATGCGCTCGCCGAGCACTGCCGAATATCCATCCATGAACCGCGCTTGATTGCGCAGGCGGGAGCGCTCTGCTTCCGACAGGCCGGCGAAAATCGGCGTCTGGAAGAACGCCAGCAGTTTCCCCAGCTTCTCGTCCAGGTCGGCCTTCTCGGTAATCACGCGCTGCTGATGCGGCTGCAGCCCTTCGGCCGGCTCGTCGGCGGTGACGTGCTCAAACATCTGCCGGGTCTGATCAGCCGTCAGCAGGTTCGTACCAGTCGGCCAGTGCGGTGAACTGGGTGCGATGTGGCCCGGGTTGCATGTCACGCCCGCGTCAGGTCCGAAATCCCCCGGCAGCTTCCACGCGAGGAAGCGATCCACCATCTTGTCGATATTGCTCATGTCCTTCTCCATAGAAATTGCCGGATAACCCGGCGTGCAAGGGCGCGAGGGGGATTAGAACGTCGGCAGGCTGGCGTTTGGCAATACGCTGTTGCGCGCGTAGATCGCCCCGCCGTTGCTGACGTAGGCGGCCTGCACATCCCCAGACGAGTAGCACATATCGAGCCACATTTCCGCTGTGCCGGACGACAAGAAGGTCGTGCGCTGCGTCGCAGCGCTCGGACCTACAGCGCGCGAGCCGATTGCGCCGCAGCCGATGTTCCAGGATTTTGCGGTGTCGATGTCTGCAAACGCCGGGCCGTGCCCACCGCGCCCCGTCGTGCGCACGCGCAACCCACGGGCGTCGCCGTGCATCGTACTGATGTTGTCGTTGTCGAGTCCGTCGCTCGGGTCGCCGTTGCCCCACCCCGCGCAGTCGATCTCCACCATTTTGGGCGACGTGACAGCGGCCGACACTTGATGGTTGTACCCGTCTGCCATGTTGCCGTATGCACGGCACCCCTTGAGAATCGTCAGCCCGACTCCGCGCAGGCTGATGCCGTTTGTGGTGGAAAATCCGAACTTGCAGTCGTCAAATACCAGCACGGTTTCTGCCGTTACGCCCGTCGATAGCGTCAAAAACGCGCCGTCTGCGCCGCCCCGAAATTCGACCCCTTTAACCGCTGCGCGCTTTGCGCTGTTCCAGTAGCCGGCGTTCTGGTTGATGAGCACATGGACATCGGTGTCGATCGCTCGGCCATCGTGCAGATGCAGATAGACCGTAGAGCCGCTGACAAATACGCTGTGCGGCGTGGCCTCGCACGCTGCCTGCGATTCCACCGCCTGGAATCTGACAGGAACCCCCTCATCGTCCAGGTAGGTCCAGTCGAGAGCGCGCGCGAACACGCTGCGCGACGCCGTATAGGTCTCGGTTTCAGCGCCGGTTTCGGTCCACGAGCCAGTCCAGCGCGTCGAGCTGATTACAGGCCCGCCGACAGCAACCACGTTGATGTGATATGCCGGGGTCGCAGCGGACGCCCAGCCGTTGTTGTAGTCGTACTCGCCGGCCTCGACGTTGATCTGCGTGTAGTCGGCGGCAACGGTTTGCAGCGCTTTTTTGAGGGACTTGTAGGGGTTGCCGATAGACCCGTCGCCGGTCGTGTCGTTGCCGCGCGCGATAGAGCACCAGATCTCCGCCAGCACAGGGTTGCGCCACTTGTCCCACTCGTAGTCGGTGCGCACGTCCGCGCCTGCGAGATACACCGACACCGGAGGCGGCCAATCAAAACCGGATGGGCGCGGGATCACGTCCGACATGAGGTTTTGCAGGATTCTATTCCCCCCACCCGGGCCCGTCGTGGCTCGCACGAGCTCGCCGCCCTCGGCGGACTCGATCGGCAGGGCTGAACCACTTTCGATCAGGAGGTTGAGTTGCGACTGGGAGTAGCCGGTGACGACGGAGCCCTCTTCGAAACTGCCGAAGGGGACAGTGACACTGCGGCGCATGATCACGGAGTTGGGCATGGCGACTGGTCCTTAATTGATGGCAGACTGATACGCGGCGGCGTAGGCGGCGGCAATGGCGGTGGGTTGGAGCGATGAGGCCTGCGCGAGGCCTTCGGCGGGCTCGACCTGGTTGGGCTGGCCAGGCGTGACGACCGTAGGTCCGAGGCCCGCACTGCGGCGCATGGCCTCTTCCCTTCCCCGCTGGCGCACCTTTGCGGTCCAGTCGCCGCCGTCATGCAGAATGGACTCCTGCGACAGGGTGCTGATGGTGAGCTCGGTGCGTTCGCGGGCGGCGAGCGCCTCTTTCAGGGGATCCAGGGAGCCCGGACCGTCGCCGACCCACGATGCGCGGCACCAGGCGCGTCGGATTGCGGCGTCGGCAAAGAAGCCGGGGGCGATGACGCGGCCGCGCGCGACGGCTTCTTCAAGCCAGGTCTCGTAGATGGGCTGGCAGAAGTAGGTTGCAACCCAGTCACGACGCGCGCGGAAGAACTTCCATGCATCGTTCATGGCAGCCTTGGCCGCGCTGTAGCTGGACTGGTAGTGCTTGACGAGGATCTCGTAGGGGATCTCGAGCAGCAGGCCGATTTGCCGGATGATGGCGGCGACAAAGGGGTCGAACTGGGCGTTGGGGCGCCCGGGGTTTGCGGTGTCGATCTTCTCGTTCGGGTTGAGTTCGACGACGAGGCCGTTGCCGAGGTTGGTGCCGAGGGTGGCGCTGGCAGCTGCGGTAGTGCCTGCACCCGCGGCGGTCTGGGCCGAGGGCATGAGCGTAGCGGGCGATTCGGACTGGATGAAGACGGTGAACATGCCGCTGACGACGGCGGCCATGAGCTCGGCTTCGGTGTAGCGCTCGAGCTGCTTGAGCGGCTCGATGACCGGGGCGAGGAAGGGGACGCCCCGCGTTTGCCCGGGGCGGCGACGTTCGAACAGGTGCAGGACGTTGCGGCGGCCCGTGCGGCTGCCGAACGCATCTACTGCGCTCCAGGTGATGCCCTGGCGACGCCCGCGGCGGGAGGGGTGGGCGCTGGCGAAGTGGTAGCGGATGGGCGCGCCGAGCGCATCGAGTTCGACGCCCTGGACGAGGCCGGCGGAATCGGGCGTCCAGTTCGGGTTGCAGACGTAGTCTGCTTCGAACAACTGGATGGCCAGGGCGATCGGGGTCCGCTTGCGCGGTACAGACGCCTGGATGGCGAAGCAGTCACCGGAGGTGAGTGCGGTACGAAAGGCGAGCGATTGCAGTCCGTAAAAATTGAGCGCGCGCGTGGCGTCGCAGTCGGTGGATTCAGCCCATAGCAGGAATTCGCGCAGGGTGCTGTCCTGCCATGCCGCGGCCTGATCCTCGGTCAGGCCGAGGGCCTGATGGTCGATTTGCGGCTGCACCGACAGGCCGGTGCCGACCGTGTTGGTGACGGTGGTGTTGATAGCGCCGCCGGCTACGGGCGCGTTGCGGTCGAGGTCGCGGACGCGGGCGCGCAGGGTGGGTAGGTCGGCGATGGTGTCGTCGTCGGCGGAACCTGGTAGGGGGTTCCAGCCGGCGAGGCTGCGGCGGCTGGAGCTTGCGCCGTTGTAGCCGGTGGCGATCATGGCGTGACCGACGCGGGCTTGCAGGCGCTGAGCGGCGCGGACGGGGGCGAAGTGCTCGATGACGCGGTCGAGCAGGGTCCAGCGGACATCAATCTTGCCGCGGCCGAGGTTGACGGTGCGGGCCATGTCAGCCTCCCGGGGTAAGGCCGAAGATGCGCGGGCCCCGTGGGGCGCCGGACTTGGCGCGCTCGACTTCGGCGCTCCAGTGCTGGATGCCGGCGCGGATGGAGTCGAGGTCGGCGCGACGCAGGGTGCGGTCGCCGAGGCGGGTTTCTTGGCCCAGTAGCACTGCGGTCTCTGCGTCGAGGTATCGCTGGAGCTGCTGCTGAGCGGTGGCAAGGTCGATGGCCATGGCAGAGGGAGGTATTTGACCGTGCCAAGGCTATGCGCAGCCGTGCCCCGCGAACAGGGGAAGCCGGGGCAGCGACGTTACGCGGATTGCTTGATCCTGTGCACGGTGCCCTTGCCCACGCAGAATTGCATGCAGACGTCGCGCTCGGTGCGGCCTGCGGCGAGGGCCGCACGAATGGCGGCGTCACGCTCGGAAATGTCGGTCCAGCGGGCGCGGGCGATGTAGGGCTCGTCGCCGCCGTATTCTCGCCGGATCTGTTCTTCAATTTCGCGGGCGGCCTGCTCTTCGAGACCCCCGAGGCTTGCGGCGACGATCTCAATGAATCGCATCACGACATCATTTTCTGCGGCTCGACTCATGCAATGGCTCCACGGATTCGGCGACCACGCGGGGCGGTCTGGATGGCGGCGAATGGGATGTCGGGTTGCGGTATGGGCGCGCCGCGGGCGTCCTCTTCAACCTGGTCGGCAGGGGGATCGACCTCGGGCGCGTCGCTCAGGTCGATGACGTCGCCGAGCGGGGCGAGCGGCTCGACGTCGCTGGGGTGGTGGTCGAACAGGTCGGCGGTGGGCGGGCAGACGGCCGCCTGCTGGCGGTCCCACATGGCGTCGGTGTAGCGGTGCAGGTCCATGCGGTGCGCGGCAAACAGGGCATAGACGGTGCAGTCGAGGACTTCGACGCGAACGCCGGCGGCCTTGGGTACCCAGCGGTGCACGGTGCCGCGGGCGCTGGTCTGCTCGACACGGTGCTCGTTGGTGAGCTGCGCGTAGAAGACGTTCGGCAGCTCGCGAGAGAAATGGACATAGCCGGGGCCGGGCTGGGCGACCTTGAGGCGGGCGTAAAGGAGGTCTTTCGCCGTGTCGGTACCTACGCGCCAGAGGCGCACGCCACGCTTGATCACGGTGCCGGCGGCGTTGATGTCGACGAGGCTGGAGCCGGCGACGATGGGCTGACCATCGCGCGGCTCGCCGCGAATGGCGAACACGCGGCGATGGTCGCGCGCGGCGGCGAACTGGTAGACGAAGTGGGTGAAGTGCCCGCCAGAGTCGATCGCGACGGCGTCGATCGCCAGGCGCTGGCCGCCCTCGTGGGGAAAGCGGGTGCAGAGGTAGGCGTCGAGCCGAGCCCAGTCGGCGGCGTCTGCAGGATTGGCGCGCAACACGACGTAGTCGATCGGCCACATTTCGAAGCCGCGGCCGATGGCCCAGACGACGACCTCAAAGCGGTTGTCTTGCACGTCGACACCGGCCACCAGGACGAGACCGCCTATCGGGACCTTGCGCAGCGGATACGACTCGGCGCGTGCCTGGAGCTCATGCCCGTCAGCGCGATCGCCGGCCTGCTCCCAAACGTCGCCCTTGGTCTCATTCACGAAGCCCTGCATGGGGCCTGGGTCGCCGGCCTTGAGCTTGCCGTGCGCCTCGAGGAACTCGCGGACAATGTCCGACCAGTCGCGCTGGGGGCTGTAGGCGGTCCAGACGTGTGCACCGACGTGCGCGGGCGGCTGGCAGGGCTGGCCGGTGCCGTCGCGCCAGATGCGGTCGCGGCCGTAGCGGTAGCGGCCCTGGAGGTCAATCCATTCGCCGGTGCGCCACAGGCGCATGTAGTCGGCCTGGCGGATGCGACCGTCGCAGTGCGGGCAGACGTGCCACACGTCGGCGGGGTTGGCCGGGTCCCACTTGAACCCATGGCGTACCTTCTTGCCGCCCCACTCGAGCGGATGCTCGCGGCCGCAGTGCGGGCAGGCAATGTGATAGGCCATCTGCGCGCCGGCCTGGCTGTAGCGATAGTCGGTGTGCGACAGGCCCTTGATGCGCGGGGTGGAGCCGGCGACGAGCTTCGGGAAGGGCGCGCCTTCCAGTCGGCCGCGCGCGAGCGTGACCGGGTCGGAGGACTTCTCGATCTGCTGATCGAATCCGTCGAGCTCGTCGAGCAGGACTACGGCCACCGTGATCCGGCGATACGCGCGCGCGGCCTTGCCGCCGAGCAGGTGCCACACCGAGCCGACGAACTGCTTGAGCTTGAGTGTGTCCTCGGTGGTGCTGTGTAGCTTGACGCCCTCGAATGCCTGGACGTCGCGCAGCATGGGGTCGACCTCGGACTTTACAAAGCTGTCCCGATCGTCATCGGTCGGCTGCCACAACGCGAGCTTGCGGCGGCGGTGGCAGGCGTTGTAGGCCATGAACGCGCTGAGCATCTTCGTGTAGCCGACGCGCTTCGACTTCTTGATAGACAGCTCGCTGATGCGATCGTCCGACATCCAATCCATGATGCCGAGCTGGAAGGGGTAGGCTTCCCATCCACCCTGCGTGTGCGAGCTCTCCGCCGACAGGTAGAAGTGCTCGTCAGCCCACTCCGACAGCCACTGCGGCGGCTCGGCGCGCATCGGCTCCATGCCACGCTTGAGCGCAGCACGGACGGCGGCCCAGGTGATCGCCGGGACGGTCGGAGCGGTGGCCACGATCATGCAACCGCCTCTTCAAGCTCGCCGCCGTCGTCGGCATCCTCGGCCGGGGCTCTGCGGAGCATGGATTCAGACGCAGCGCGAACCCACTCGTTACGGGCCGAGGCGATCACGGCGGCGATCGCCTCATGCGCCTCGATCGGCAGCTCGGGCACCTCTTTCCGCAGGCGCGCCGGCAACGCCTCGAGGCGCTCGACCACGGCGGCGCAGGCGTCCGACAGAACCTGCGTGAGCAATTCGACGGGCGCGTATTCGCGCCTGGCAACGGCGTTCTTGATCGCCACCGCCTCACGCTGCTCGCGCGCCAGCGCCGCGCGCTCCTGCACCAGGTCTAGCCCGCCTCCCACTGCAGACGCGCGCCCAGCCGCGATTTCTCGCAGATGCCCACAGTAGGCGTACAGCCACTCGCCAGCGCTCAGCCCGTTCTTGAGCACGCCGCGCGTGACGAGATCAGATACTGCCGGCTGAGAAATTCCGACCAGCGCGCCGAAGTCTGATTGTCTAATTTGTTCTGCAAGAACAATCACATAACCCCCTATAGCAGGTTGCTGAACAGTCCGAGACCGGGGTGCGCATTACCCTTGCGCGGCAGTGTCTGGAAGGACCCGCGCCGCATCACGACGCCACCCCGATAGCTCGAAGCCTGCGCAACAACGCCTTGTCGAATGCGTCTGGCACATACTCATCGCCCAGCTTTTGCAGGTCGATATACCGCTTGTATTGACCAGACCGAACGAAGAGGAACACGGGCGCGACATCAACACCATGGATGCCGCGCTTAGCCCAGATCCCGGGCGCCAGGTGCTGATCGAATCGAGCGTTGAGCCAGCGGCCCGCGGAGCCGCCGACGGGCACCGCGAAATAGACGACGCCGTTGATCGTCCGATAGCGCGACGCGCCCTTGCGCTTATCCAATCGACCTCCCCTCACCTTCTCTCGGCGCGCCCGCGTCTTGTCGGTCATGTTGGCCGAGTAGCCCTGCTCCCCGAATCCCTTGAAGTACGCAATGATCTGCGTCACAAACCCAGACGACACGTTGCCGTAGGCATTGAGGGTGATCGCCCAACTGTTCTTCGCTGGGACGCACTGGTAATCCCCCCGCAAGAAATTGAGGCGGCGCATCGCACCTTCGAGCCCCTTGTAGTTGCGTTGCCCGCCTTCGAAGAGGTGACCCAACGTATCGACGTGGCTCTTGCCCTGCTTATTCACGAATTTGTCGGACACGCCGACGAACGCTCGCAGGTTCTCGTCCGTGGCCTTCTCGAGCACATACACCGCCTTCTTCGCATACGGGGTCGGCCGATCCAGAACGTTGTCCATATGCGCCTGGACGTGCTTGCGAAAACCGAATGCCGTGTCGTTGATCGCGCCCTTTGCTGCGCGCTGAACATCGTCCGCGGCTTTCTTCAGAGTTCGCTGCAACTCTCTGGTATCGAACTCGACCTTGACTCTTGCCACCATCACCCTGCCCTCCTATTCCAGTGCGCATCCGACAAGCGCTGCTCGGCATCGAACGACAGCACCGGCACTACCCCATGCAGCACGACCGGCGCCGGCATTGCCTTCGAGAGCGCTCGCCAGAACGCAAACACATCGCCCAGGCGCTACGCACGGCTCACGCCATAGGCGTCCGGGTCGTCGGTGATGCTCAGGTATTCCCGCAGCCCTTCTCGGGCCGCGGCGATCGTGTCCGGCGTCTCCTCGCCCTGCTCGACCCAGCGCGCACTTACCCGCGCGAAGTCACGCGAGAACTGGCGGAAGGCCTGCTCGAGGTCGGCGGGGATGGCGACCGCGATCGACATGATCAGAACTCGACCTCGACGTCACCCGCCTGGCGCTCTCGCGCATCGGGGCGCGGCACTGGCCAGCGCGGCTTGCGCAGCACTTGCGCTTCCGGCTCGAGGCCGAGGGCCTCATACGCCACGCGCACCACATACGGCGGCATCGCCACGCCTTCGCGGTGGTCGGCGACGATCGCGTGCGCCCAGTCCTTACCCGGCGCAGCCCCCATGGTCTGCCACCGCTGGCGAGCCTCGGCGCACCGCTGCATGTTCTCCGCAAGCGACGCACCCGGCCGCCACACGCCACGATCGGCCAGCCAGCGCTGTGCAAACGTCTCGACCAGGCCGCGCGTCTTCATGCTGCCGCTCCGGCCTGCTGCCGCCGCAGGGCGTCCGTGATGCGCGCCTTGAACGCATCCATCTCCTCGCCCGGCCGCGCACCCGCAATGCCCAGCTCGCGCGCCTTGGCTTCCATCGCGCCCACCGACAGCCACCACGCATCCGCCTTGGGCTTCGGCGGCTTCAGGACGGACTGCAGGCAGGCGTTGAGATACCCCACGTTGATCGGCTGCAGGCTGCCTTCTGCCTCCCGCCGCTGGCGGGCCAGTACGACCGCCGCGCGCAGCTGCTCGTCACGGATGCCTTGCTCTGCCCAACCGAGCAGCGTCGGGTTCAGCGCCTGCGCCGGGATCTGCTCCTGGCGCAGCAGCACCGCCATCGACGTGGCCCGGCGTGAGAGCTGCTCTTCCGGCCGGTCGCTGCCGACCTTCTTTGCAGACCAGAAAGCGGCGATGGCACCTGCGACGCCCGCCTCGGGCTCCAATCCCGGTTCAGCTGTAGACGCCGCTTGGGGAGTAGACGGTTTACTCCGACCTCTGATGTGTGCCGGGTTCGGCTGTTTTTGCCCTGCCGGGTTCGTGTCGGGTTCGGTGTCGGGTTCCGTGCCGGGTTCCGTGCCGGGTTCGAACCACTCAGATGCGCCAGAACCCGCGCCGTTATTGGGTGCAAGCCCTGCCGGGTTCGTGTCGGGTTCGGTGTCGGGTGCCGTGCCGGGTTCGGCCGTTTTTGCCCTGCCGGGTTCATGTCGGGTTTGATTTGGACGTGCGTTCGCGACAGCCGCCAGAACGCACTTGAAAACGAGCCGCTCGCACTTGGCACGGCGCAGCAGCCCGCGGCGTACCAGCTGATCCACAGCCGTTCGGATGCCGCGCAGCGTGGGCTGGACGACCTGCTCGCCCGCGCCCTTCTCCACCGCCTCCTCGGTCCATTCGCGCAGGGCCTGGTAGCTCAGGCCCGACTTCACGCCCACCTGACCGGTGGCGATATCCATGCGCGCGCGGATTCGCAGATAAGCCTTCACCGCCACGCCCGAGCAGCGCGACAGCACATTGAGCTCTTCGGGGGTGAGGTAGATCCCGTTCACGCCGCCACCAGGTGATAGGCCATGCGGTAGCCCGTGGGATAACCCGGCACGCGGTAGCCATCGACCACGCCACGCTTCTTCAAGCGCCCGATCGCCTTGCACACCTGCACCTTGCCGAGCTCGGTGAGTGTCTCGATTTCCTTGACCTGCAGCGGGCGCGCCTCGAGCACCAGCGCATCCCACACCAACCCCTCAACACCTTGCGGGCGCTGCGGCAGCAGATCGGGCCGCTTGCGGCGCGCCAGGCGGGTCACCGCCATCTCTTCCTGGCGCAGCGTGTCGTCACGCATGGCGCGACCCCCGCTTCCCCTTTCCAGACGACTTCACGCCCGCCGCATCCAGCAGGCCGGGCAGCTGCTCGAGCAGCGACTGCACCCGCTGCAGTGCGTCGGACTGGTCGGCCATGCGGTCGCCGCAGTACTTCGCCACCAGGTAGAGGATGGGCGTGACATCGTCGAAGGCCTCGATGTACTGCTCCAGCAGATCGAGGTCGAAATGCCGCTGGCCATCGCCAGACAGCATCACGCTCAGGTTGCCCGGATAGACGAACAGCTTGCTCGCCGCACGCTTGAGGCCGTGCCGATACACCCCGGCCGCCACGCACTCCTTGAGCGAGCTGTAGCGCTCCGCCAGGCCCGGGTCCATGTCCAGTGTCAGCTGGACGTGATCTTGTTCGATAACCATGGATGCAACCTCCTATCGGCAGTTGTGCGCGGTTATCAGTGCCCGCGCTTATCGTGAAACCGTCAGACCAGCGCCTCGACCTGCGAAAAAAGTGAGCCGGCCGCAGCCAATGCCACAGCCGGCTCGAACTTCCCCGAGAGGAGGTGCAGGGAGACAGGGAAACGGGCGGCACGCCCCATGCGGATAGAATTGGAGATCTCACCCACCATGTTCATCACCACAGGAGCGCACCATGAAACTCAAGACCATCACGCTGGGAGACCTGAAGGCCAAGCTCGAATGGATGCGGGATCTGCCGGACGACACCGAGATCACGTTCGGCAACGGCGACCTGACGTTCAGCCGCGCCAAACCCAGGCTGTACAGGCCCGACAACGCCACGCCCGCGATCATCAACATCGAGTTCGGCGAGCTTTACGAGATCACGCACGACTTCGGCTCCGACTGATTCGGCGCTGGCAGCCGGGGCACCTTGCCCTCGCACCACTCGCGCAGCATGCGGGCCACGTCTTCGGCGCGCTTGACGCCGCGATAGCTCTCCATCCGCGCGCCGTTGGGGGCGAAGATGGAGAGAATGTAACCGTGCTGCGTCACGGCGATGCTGGCGACGCAGCCGGTGCGGTCGTAATCGTCGCCGGTGTAGTCCTTGTTGAGATCGACGCCGGGGCCGGGCATGCGGCGGGGAAGGTTCGGAGCGCTCATTTACGCGGCCTCGTGGGATTCGGTGGGGGTCTCGACGCCCTTGCTTGCGAAGTAGTCCGCGAGCTTCTGGACGGTGTGCACGCTCGGGTCGGTGACGCTGCCCTGCGCGATCTTCGCCACCGTCGAGAACGGCACACCCGACTCATCAGCGACCTTTCGCTGTGGGATCGCACGAGCACGAAAGCAGCCCATCACGTAGGCGTAGAGGTTCAGCGGGGTATCCATGCAGTGGACTTTATAGCCATAGATGGCTAAATGCAATAGCCGCACATGGCTTGCTCGTTTCGGGACAATCCTTATATGGACATCACCGCAACTGTTGCAGCCAATCTCAGTGCCTGGATGAAGCAAACCCCTGCACTCGACACGCTGCAGAAGCTTGAATCGCGCTCTGGCGTTGGATTCGGCACGATCCGACGGGCCCGCAAGGGCGAAGGCAATCTGACGATCGAGAACCTAGCCAAGATCGCAGCCGCTTTTGGGCGCGCGCCCGCTGACCTACTCGCCCCGGCTGCCGAGAAGAAAGCCGATCTTCCGTCGGCGCTATCCAGCTACCTATTACCTTCGCCCAATATGCAAAGCGCGATTCCTGCGGCAGACTCGGGCAGCCCGTATGTCTGGCCATTCCCGCTTGTGAGCCAATCTGCTTACGAGGCCCTGCCCGCAGAGGCGCGCGCGTATGTGCAGGGGTGCCTGAAGCAGGCCATTGATGATGCGGCGCACCAGTTCGGCACGGCGACCAGGAAACGGTCGGCGTGACTGGCCGCAGCGCCACGATCATCAAGTTCCCCTGCCGCGAGCGACTCGCGTGATATACGTCACGCCTTGCGGAATCTACGTGCTCACCGCGCCCTAAGCACGGCCAACTCCTTGATTCTCACAACATCTTCCATGTCGCGGACCATGGATTGCACTTCGATGGCGTTCTGCGCGACGAAAGCCTCGTCAAGCATCACAGGCCCGAGCGCGCCTACGGCCTGAGACCACTCGCGCCCTTCAATCATCTGCTGCAGAAACTTCATACACGGCAGATGGCGCTTCGTCACCTTCATGTCCCATTCGCATTCTCGCGCGTCAATGCGGAGACTCTCGATGATCGCGCGCGCCTTCCGGAATCGGCTATGCGTGGTATCTCCGAAGTCGATCGGACTCAGCGGACCGGTGTCCATGCTCATTGGTGCGCGGCCCTGCGGATTGGCATTCGTGAGGTTTGGTGTCTCCGACTTCTGGGTGTCACGCGGACACGGCAGGTCGGAGTAGACATATGCACCGTTAGGTTGCCGGCACTTGTGCACCTGAGCCTCAGCACCAGCGGGGAGCACGGTCGCAAAAAACGCAAATAACAAGGCCTTCATGAGCTCCTCCGCTGATAGATGCGTTGAGAATACACGCGGCTGTTATGCGTGAAAAATTCGCCATCTATGGCTTGACAATCATTAGCCGTATATGGATACTGTCACCGCATCAGCACCAACCACACGCCACCGGGAGCCGACCATGGACCGCACGCTGATCGTGAAGCACACGAAGGACCGCCACGGAGCACCGCTGGCGGTCCTGCACAACCTGCCCGGCGACGGGGCCGAGTTCAGCGCGGCGCAGCTTCGCCGCCTGGCGGCCACGCTGCTGATCATCGCCGACGAGACCGACAAGCGCGGCGGCGAGCGTGTGCTTTCCGAGGTCCGCACCTACTGCCTGGACGAGATGACCGCATGACCCGCCGCACCAACGCCCTCATGCGCGACTACGTCGACCTGCTCGCCTGGTCGGCAGAGGTCGGCCACATCACCACCTACGCGCCGCCTGCCGCATGGCCGCCGCGGGCGTGCCGATCGAGACCGCCCTTCGCAAGCTCGCCGGGAGGGCCGCATGAAGCGCGTCCGCTACCTGCCGCCCGGCTCCATGCGCCGTCAGCGGCGCATCGGCCGCCTCGAAGGGTCAGTCGGCATGCTCGCGCTCGTATGCGCGATCGGCGCCGGCCTGGTCGCCGCCACGCCGCCACAGCATGCCGACTGAACAGATCGCAAGTGAACACGTCTGAACTCCAGTCA